GAGGTAAATTATGAAAGATACTTTAACAAATACTTTATCTGACTTAGATATATTTGATGGGCTAGATTCAGAAGATATAACAATCAGATAAACTTTAAAAACTAAGCCCCTGATTTAATTATCGGGGGTTTTTTTATGCCTTTTCGTTATATACCTCTTAGAGCTAAATACAAGCGATTTAAGAGCAATTTAACCTTTTTGATACCTAGACATCATTTTAAAAAGTAAAAGCTTTCTGTAAAAGTCAACACTTTCAAACTTTTAGTTATAAGTATATAGCTACAAAGTATTTTACAAACTCTATAATCTTTGTTAAAGTGGTTGCATAAATTCGAGAGGTTAAAAATATGGAACTATCATATAATAACAAATCTTTTGAAGTGGTAAAAAATAACGGACATTTTATTGTGAGAAATAAAAAGACTGGATTAGTTAGCACTTTAAAAGTTAGACAAGGGCAAGACGTGAAAAAACTTTCTCTTTCTATAGGTAAGCAAAAAATGACAGTTATTAAAAGTCATTACAACATTAACGAAAAAGGGCAACATACAAATGGAATTGGTCGACCTTTGAAAAAGTGCGGATTTAATACGCAAATTAAAGTGAAACAAAAAAGACCAGTTGTTAGATGGCAAGAACCAAAATTAACAAGATTGGTTTTAGGTTAAAAAAAGTTATAAGCTTATAACTAAAAACTACTGTTCAAGGTTATAAGTTTATGCTAGAGTACATAATAAATAAATGAGGTAAGTATGACAATAGAAAAAAATAAAATGACAATGGCAGAACTAGAAAGAATTGAAAATGCTTTTAGTGATATTCGATTAGCTAGAGATTTTTTAAATTCACTAGGTTATGATGTTGGCGGTTCATCTTTAAACGCTATAACAGATATGCAATGGAGTTTAGAATTACCAGAAATGGAAGATTGTATTGACTGGGAGGAGTAAATTATGACAATAAAAGAAGCATTAGACATTGTAGATGATTTAATTACTTGTGAAATGGAATGGTCGGATAATAAAAAAATGAAAAAAGAACTTCAGGAAGCATGGAATAGAATTATAGAAGAGGTAACTATATGACAACATTACTATCACAGAACAATCCTAAACTTGCAAAGGGTGACAAACTAAATACTGAGTACATGTCTACTGTTATGCATTTGCATCCTAGCAGTACAAAGATATGTCCTTATCAAGATATTGCAAAATGCAAAGAAGCTTGTTTAAATACTGCTGGACGTGGTGGTATCTTCAAGAAGGGCGAAAATACTAACGTAATTCAAAAGGCTAGGCAGTATCGCACAGATTTATTCTTAGAAGCACCAGAATTATTTATGAAAACTTTGCATACAGAATTACAAGCTTTTATTAATAAGGCAGAAAAGAAAGGTAAAACTCCATGCATTAGGTTGAATGGTACATCCGATATTCAATGGGAATATATTGAGTATCAAGGCAAAAATGTTTTTGATACTTTTCCAGATATACAATTCTACGACTATACAAAGATTCCTACTAGAAAGATTGAAGGTATCAAGAACTATCATTTAACATGGAGTTACAGCGAAGCCAACGACAAATATGCAAAATGGTTTGACAAGATAAACTATAATATTGCAGTAGTGTTCAATGGTGCTATGCCTTTATGGTTTAAAGGTCGACAAGTTATCAATGGGGATGCTTACGACATGAGATTTTTAGATGAACCAAATAGAGTAGTTGGTTTAACTGCTAAAGGTAAAGCTAAAAAAGACACTAGCGGTTTTGTTATCGCAGTAAATTAACAGAGGAAAATTATGAAAAAACTAATAGAAGATATAAGATTTATGGCTAGTCAAAGCAAAGCAGAGTGGTTTAATTGGTATGTGTTAAAACCATTTACCTTATTACTTTGCTTAATTGTTTTGCTAGTTATATAACCAAGAGTTATAAGCTTATGGTTGAAATCGTTGTAAGCTTATGATATTATTAACAAATAAATAAATGAGGTAAAAATATGTTAACAATAAAAACTTTTAAAGATAAAGGTAACAAGAATAAAAACTTTTATCATGTCAACATTCTAGGTTTTAAATTTAGAGTTGCGACTAATACAAGAGGGATGTTTAAAGCTACTAGATTTACTTACGCTACCGGCAGAGGTAGAGTTGTGAATGTTGGTAACAAGTACATTTGTTTTATGCGAGGTGTGTAATGATAGATAAATTTGAAACAATTAAAAAAGGTACTCTATTAAGAGTTAACAATGGTTTAGGAGAATGTAATGCCTACGCTATGGAATCAATTAAACAGGGTAAGGGTTTTAAAAGAACTTTACTCGTTGATATAAAAGCTAGTGAAGTTGGTTTCTTTGATGAAATGGGTAGTATTTATGTTGAAGATATAGTGAGGGTAGTATAATGAAAAAATATTTACAGAACTTTATCATTAATCTTATCATGGATAGATTGCTAAATATTATTGATGATAGAACTTATGATGATAGACAAGAACTTGAAGGAGTTAGACAAGATTTAGATGATTATCAATACTCATTGGACAATTTAGAATACAACATTGAAGATTCAATAAAGTATTCTGATTATGAAGAGTTACAATCTGAACTTCAAGAATTAGAAAATAAATTAGAAGAATTGGAGGTAAGCATTGAAAGTTAAACAGTTATTAGAAATACAATCAGTCATTGAAGATGTACCTAGTGATATGTTTGAAGATGATTTTGAATATTGGTCAAGAACTAAAAGCGATTGGGTAAATATACTTGATATGGATTTAGTCCATGTAATTCGTGCTTTAAATGTTGAAAGTAAATTAGAAATAGAACGACATAAGGATAAAAACTTACAAAAGATTAAAGATTATATAACTGAAATAGAGGAAGAAAATGCATGAAGAAGATAAAATAATTTGTGATTACTGTGCTGACCCTGACATTGTAGCAAGAGTTAGCCATGTATTTTTATGTCAAGAATGCTACAACAAGGAGGAAGTATGAGCTACGTAAGTTTTAATTCAGATGATATAGAAAAGGGAGCAGATGCTATGCGAATATTAGATGGCATGGAGGATGTAATCTATGAGCTTTGTGAGTATGATTATGAAACATCTAAAGTTACTCTTCGAAAAGGTTTTACTTTAGAAGACTTAGTAAATGCTATTGCAGTTGGAATACTAGGTGATGCTAGTAAATGGCAAAGTGTAAATTATGCTAAAGAACAACAAAAGAAACAGGAGGAAGTATGAAAAAATTATATGTATTTAGTGACCATCACACTATCAGTTATAGGACTGAAGTTGAAGCTGATTCTTATGACGAAGCAGTTGATAAATTTTTATCAGGTGATGGAGATAGTGAAGAAGTTAATTCTAATGGTGGCGACTGGGAATGTATTGATAACCCTGATGAACTAGAAGAGGAGGAAGCATGATAGCAGAAGAAATGTCAGATAATGACTTTATTCAATTCCAAGATGATTTTTACAATTTACTTGAAAAATATGGAGTAAGTAGTATTGATTGTGAACATGTAGAATTTGCAGAAATTTTAAATTTAAGAGATAAAGTTGCTGAATTTATTGAGCAAGAATTGTTTAAGGAGGAAGCATGAAGAAATGTAGCTTTTGTAAAGAAGAATATACTAATTATGAGGGAGAGGACAATGGGATTTGTGATAGTTGTTTCTTTAATAATCCTTGGATGCACGACCAATTATGGGTATGGGAAGAAACTGCAATTAAATATGGTTGGACTAAAGAAACATCGCCAATACAAGTTATAAATCCAAGTGATGAGATTTGGAAAGACAGTGACTATGAATGGGTTAAGGAGGAAGCATGAGTTGTGAAATAAACGACAGAATAAAAGATAACATCTTGGATAAGATTGCTGACATGTCTCTTGCAGATAAAAAATTATATTTAATTAATTATATAACAAAGATAATGACAGAATATAATGAAGACGAACTTGATGAAGCACTAGCCGAAGTCATGTGGGAAGAACACTCCGAAGGAGGAATATGATGATTGATACTATAATAGTTTTTTCAATTTGCTTTATTGTTTCTTTTGTGTTAGTCTCTTATATAAAAAGTTTATTTACTAAAGGAGGTAAAGATGAATGAAGTTAGATATGTTAAAGCAAAGTACGAAACTAATATTAACTATGACTTAGATGACATAGCAAAAGAAAAAGGTTTTAATGTTGCTGACATTATAAGGGTAGAGACCGGTAAGTGGGCAACGCTTGAAATTCTTTTAAAAGATGGTAACTCCTTCTATATTCAGCATACTCCCAATGGAGACGAGACAGATTGGAAGTGGGCAACCAAAGAATATTTTTATACTGAAGACTTTAGTAACTTAGACACAGAAGATGTTAAGTATGAAATGGAACAAGCAGTAAACAAAATGGAGGATTACTAATGGAAACATTGAAAGATAGAATCGGAGATAGACTTGCTAGTATGAATGAAATATCTAGCAGACTTACTCACAAAACATTCGGTAGAATTGTTACTGAAACTTATGATGAATTAGTTATTAACTATACATCTTTAGGTATGGAAGTTAATGATTTAACAATCTTTAATGCACTAGAAACAACAATTGCTGAGTGCATAAATGGTTATTTTGATAGTGAGATTTAAAGCTCGATTAACTAGAGGTAGTACCCTAACGTATCCAAACAGAGAACACCTGTTAGAGAGGACGTATGGAGCTCTCAGAGGGTGTTACATACTGGTATCTAACCTAAACATTAATAGATTAATTAAAAAATTAACTATTGTAATTAACAAAAAAGTATGTTATAATCTTTATAAGTTTTATAAATAATAATTATTATTATAATAAATATATTATAAAGTTTTATAATACTATAATAAATATGAGGTAAAAATATGGATAGAATATATGATAAAATAGTAGATGATTACTATGACAATGCTCCAGTAGTAGATACTAATCCTGAGAGTGATGAGGTTTATGAGCATGGCAGTTAAGAAACAATTAACATTACACATTTCTAAAACAGGTAGTCGTGGTAAAAAAACTAGCCAAGGTAATAGTAAAAATGTTAGCATGAGTACTATGAATAAACACAAGCGTAGAAGTTTTAAAAAATATAAAGGACAAGGTAGAGGTTAATTATGTATGATGGTTATTTATTAATGTTTTGTATAGTTTCTTTTGTGTTTGCAATAGCAACAATATTTATTTTACAACCTAAAGAAACTAAAAAGTTTGACAAACAAGGTATGGTACAGTACCGAGACAATGATTATTAAGGTAGCACAATGAATATATTTTATTTTTATGATGACCCACAGTTGTCAGCACAAGCACAACCAGACAAGATGCTAGTGAAGATGCCATTAGAAACAGCACAGATGTTATGCACAGCACATAGAGAACTAGATGGCGATGAGTATGCAGATAAGGTAGGACTTTACAAACGAGCCTATTGGAATCATCCTTGTACAGTTTGGGCAAGAGAAACAAGTGGTAATTATTTCTGGTTGTATAAACACTTTATAGCTTTGAGTAAAGAGTATACTTTTAGGTATGGTAAAACTCATGCTAGTTATGATAAACTTTCTAAACATTTAATGAAGATACCAGACAACATTAAACGAGGAGATATAACTACACTTGCACAAGCTATGCCGGATGAGTACAAACATTCTGACCCTATCGTTGCCTATCGTAGATATGTTATCAATGAAAAGCACTATGCCAAGTGGGAGAAAGGTAGACCAATGCCTAATTGGTGGACAAAAGAATATGAAAAAGAACTTGCAATTTAATATTAGTTATGTTATAATATGGGTCTTATGTGTAATACAGTTGCCCTCATATATAACCCTTACGACTGTATAACTTGGTTGCAAGAATCAAACAAGTAAGAGGTCTTGTACATTAAAACCTCACAGAATTTTGGTAGTTAGAAGTGCGTCTTTGTAAAATCCTTTGGAAGTCTGTACTGTTTTATACAGGGTGACGATGAAGAAGGTTAAGAATAAACAACGAATGAGAACTAAACCACTGCGTTACTAACTACTAATTAAATCCTAGAGTTGATAAGAATAAAGCTACTCTTATTGTATCACTAGGCTTACGGACTACTAGGTAGCGTAGTCATTCTTATAAAGGAAAGCATTATAGGATAGTGATGACAGACACGATAAAAACCCATAGTTTAAGTAGCTGTTGGAGAAGTTGATAGTTATCTTCGGAACTAAAAAACTATCATTTTAAATGAGGCATATGAAAAAACAAAAAGAAAAAATAAACCATGGTATGTATGCTGAAGATATAAACGGAGTGCTGTACTACAATGCTCCGGACTATCAGTTTACTTTAACTTATGAGAAGTATCATAACTATGCTACCATAATAATTCAAAGTAAAGATATAAAATTAACAAGTAACAATTCGGGTTTATCTAATAAAGATTTAAAAGAAAAAATTATTAATGAATGGTTTGCTGATGAGAATGATAATACTAGAAAACAAAATAATGCAAAACGAAAAGAAAAAAAACTTGCAAAATAAATTTACTTATGGTATAATATGCCAAGTTTTAAACAACGAATACATTACAGAGAGGAAAAATTATGTATGAATATATAGAAGGAAAGGCGATGTGGGCTAATGTTAGTACTCCTAACACTAGATTCGGAGACCCTAAATATCAGATAACAGTATTGACTGATACTGATACCGCTTCAAAACTAGAAGCACAAGGTCTGTCTCAAGTCAGAGATAGAAGTGGACAACCTAAATATGATGAACCTGCTTTTTCATTTAGTAAAAAGGTACAAGTAGGTACACGTGTTAATGAAGCACCTAAATTAGTAGATGCAGAAAACAATCCTTTGGATGTGTTGGTTGGGAATGGTTCATTAGTTAAAGTTAAAATTAAACCTTATCAAAATAACTATGGTACATTCGCTGAACTTATTGCTGTAAAAGTAAATGAGTTAGTAGAATATGCCGAAGCTGATTCGGATAACGAGGAGTTTTAATATGATTATTACTATTAAAAATGATGAAGGTGAAACATCTTACGATGTAAACAACATTGAAGATGAAGGTAAACAGAATGAAGCTAGAGTTATCATACAAAAAGTTGGTACTTTAGAAGTGATTACCGAAGCTTTAAGTTTTACTGTTGCTACACACAGAGCAAACTTAGAAAAACTTTTGGGTGATTCAGACGAAGCTAAAATAGTTCCGGAAGAATCTGAAACAAAAGAAATAAAAGATGTAGAAATAATGGAGTCTAATAAAACTGGCTCAGAATAATTAACAAGTGAGGGCAAACATGACAACTACTTGGGATAAAGTGCATCAACCCTGCCCGTTATGTGGTAGTAGTGATGCAGTTGGAGTAAATGAAGATGGTTCAGCTAAGTGTTTTAGTTGCGATTCGTTTATGCCTAATTATAAAGAATCATGCGAGGGAAAAAATATGGAAGTACAATCACAAGAACAATTTAAATCACCAGATAATTTAGAGATAGGTTCTTTCTCAGCTTTGACTGATAGAAAAATATCTAAAGATACTGCTCATAAATATGGAGTTAAAGTTGTTCACGATTTACAAGGTAATGTAATAAAACATTTGTATCCATTTTACAATGGACATGAAATATCTGCTACAAAAACTAGAGCTGTAAGAGAGAAACAATTTTTCTGGCAAGGAACAAAGAACGAAACAGGATTGTTTGGACAACAACTTTTTAAGAGTGGTAAGTATATTACTATTACTGAGGGAGAGTGTGATGCAATGTCAGCTTATGAATTACTTGGTAGTAAGTGGGCAGTTGTGTCAATAAAAAGTGGTGCTGCCGGAGCAGTTAAAGACATCAAAGAAAACTTAGAATTTTTTGATGACTTTGAAAATGTTATCATTGCTTTTGATAATGACAAAGCAGGTAAAGAAGCTTCGAAGAAGATTGCTAGATTGTTTAAACCTAGTAAAGCAAAGATACTTTCTTTTCCTAATGGTTGGAAAGACCCTAATGATATGCTTCGAAGTAACAAACATAAAGAGTTTGTTGAAGCTTGGTGGTCAGCAAAAGTTTATACACCTTCTGGTGTCATAAATGTTTCTGAGCAAAGAGATAAGTTTCATAACAGAGAAAAGAAAGAAAGTGTACCTTATCCTTGGGAAGGACTTAATGAAAAACTTTATGGTCTTAGACAAGGAGAACTTGTAACTCTTACTGGTGGTACTGGACTTGGTAAGTCTTCTGTAACTAGAGAACTAGAACATCATCTTATTAAAAATACTACAGATAACGTAGGAGTAATTGCTCTTGAAGAAGACTGGCGAAGAACCATTGATGGTATCTTATCTATTGAAGCTAATGCTAGATTATACATTGACCAAGAGAGAGAAAATTTTAGTAAGGAAGAGATTGATAAATTCTTTGACATGTTATATGACGGAGAAAATAAAAACAGAGTATGGGTACATGCTCACTTTGGCACTAATGATATTGATGATATTTTTTCTAAATTAAGATATATGATTATTGGTTGTGAATGTAAATGGGTAGTCGTTGACCACTTACATATGTTAGTTAGTGCTGTCAATGAAGGCGATGAACGTAGAGCTATTGATATGATTATGACTAGGCTAAGAAGTTTAGTAGAAGAAACCGGTGCAGGTATAATTTTGGTATCACATTTACGAAGAGTTGATGGTAACAAAGGACATGAGAATGGAATTGAAGTATCTCTTTCTCATCTAAGAGGTTCAAATAGTATTGGACAACTGTCTGATTGTGTGATAGCATTAGAAAGAAATCAACAGTCAGATGATATAGATGAAGCTAGAACAACTAAAATGAGAGTTCTTAAATCTAGATACACAGGAGATGTGGGTCTTGCTTCTCATCTTCTTTATGATAAAGATACTGGTAGATTATCAGAAACAGATATATCTGATATAAATGTTGATGATTCCTTAGAAGGATTTTAATTATGGATTTAGTATTTGATATAGAAACAGATGATTTAAAAGCAACAAAAGTTTGGTGTATTGTTGCTCAAGATGTTGATACTAAACAAGTATTTAAATATCCACCAGATAAATTAGATGAAGGAGTAAGACTTCTACAGTCTGCTGACAGACTTATCGGACATAATATTATTGGCTTTGATATACCTATGGTACAAAAGTTTTTTGATGTAGATTTATTTTCAGGTAAAGAAATATTAGATACTCTTGTTTTATCTAGACTGTTTAATCCTACTCGTGAAGGTGGGCATTCTTTAGAAAAGTGGGGATTCAAATTAGGATTTAATAAAATAAACTTTGAAGATTACCAGAATTATTCTGACGATATGTTAGACTATTGTGTTCGAGATGTTGAATTAAATACAAAAGTATTTCATGAGCTTAGAAAAGAAGCAAAAGGATTCTCAAAAGAATCAGTTAAGTTAGAGCATGAAGTAGCTCATGTAATGAAACAACAAGAGACAGATGGATTTAAGTTTGATATTAAATCTGCACAGTTTTTATTAGCAGAACTAAGAGAAAGAAAACAAAACATTGAAGACGAAGTTCATACTACATTTAAACCTAAATGGGTAGATGATAAATTAGTTACACCTTACATAAAGAAAGATGGTGAATTATCTAAAAGAGGTTTAACTGAAGATGAATATAATAATTGTATTCAAACTCAGAATGTAAAACCATTTATGAGAAAGACTTTACAAGAGTTTAATCTTGGTAGTAGAAAACAAATTGGAGAATACCTTACTGACTTTGGTTGGAAACCTGATAGGTTTACACCTACCGGACAACCTATTGTTGATGAGAAAACTTTGTCTGAAATAACTCATATTCATGAAGCTAACTTGATTGCAAAGTTTCTTTTACTACAAAAAAGAATTGCTCAAGTTGAATCATGGGTTGAAGCAGTTGAGGAAGATGAGAGAGTACACGGATTTGTCATACCTAATGGTGCAATCACTGGCAGGATGACACATAGAAGTCCTAACATGGCACAAGTACCTAGTGTTAATAGCGAATATGGTAATGAGTGTCGTGCTTGTTGGACTGTAGAGGAAGGCTATAAATTAGTAGGTGTCGATGCTAGTGGATTAGAAATTAGAATGTTGGCACATTACATGAATGACGAGGAGTTTATAAATGAAATCATTAACGGAGACATACACACCTTTAATCAAAAACTTGCAGGGCTTGAATCTAGAACTCAGGCGAAAACTTTCATCTATGCCCTCATGTACGGAGCAGGAGATGAAAAGCTTGGGAGTGTGGTTGGGGGAACTGCAAACGATGGGCGAAGAGCTAAACAACATTTCTTCAATAATAAACCTTCATTTAAATCTCTTGCAACAAGAGTACAAAGAGCAGCTAATAAAAAATTCCTTAAGGGATTAGATGGTAGAAAATTATATATAAGAAATAATCATGCTGCTTTGAATACCTTATTACAAGGAGCAGGTGCTATTGTTATGAAGAAAGCATTAGCTGATTTAGATATTAAGTATAAACTTAATACTATTGATTATAAATTTGTTGCTAATATACACGATGAATGGCAAATTGAAGTGTTAGATAAACAATCAGAGTGTGCCGGAATGATGGCAGTAGAAGCAATTAAAAAAGCAGGAGAACATTTTAATCTTCGTTGTCCTTTAGATGGTGAATACAAAGTTGGAGGAAACTGGAGTGAAACACATTAAACAAAAAGATTTTTTTGAAGACGACCATAATGATTTAGTTTTTGAAGATGGAAAAATATGCATTAAATGTAATTATAAATTACCGTTAAAAAGTTTTAGTCCTGCATCAGGTGGTAATTTTCTTAGACCTGAATGTAAAAAATGTAATAATGAACTTAGTAAAATAAGAATTAAATTAAAAGAAGAATATGGAATGCCTGAAGAAGGTCATGTATGTCCTATTTGTCTTGGAACTAAAGACAAAGTAAACGGATTAGGAGGAAAAAAAAATGGCTCTTGGGTAATTGACCATTGTCACGAAAGCGAGACCTTTAGAGGTTGGCTTTGCCACACTTGTAACCGAGCATTAGGTGGGTTCAAGGACAACACAGATATACTTAAACGAGCTATAGAATATTTAACAACTCATAAAGATAGTTTAAAATGACAAAAAATAAAACACTTGACAACAAACCTAAAGACGAGTATAATAAGTTTACTTCTGAATCTGGACACTGGTATACTAGAGAAGGAGAACCTATGTATACAATCATAGGTGCTAATGGTAAAGAAAGAAACACTACCTTAAGAGATGCCAAGAAAGAAGGCTTAGTACCATCAGTAACTACTATTATAGGTATGATAGCTAAACCATCTTTAGAGAATTGGAAGATAGACCAAGCTTTAAATTCTGCTTTAACTTTACAAAGAGAAGAAGGAGAATCATTTCAATCTTTTACTTACAGATGTAAAGAAGATTCTAAAAAGATTGGTAAGAAAGCTGCACAAGAAGGAACTAAAATTCATTCTTTAATAGAGAAAGGATTTTTAGGTAAGTCTAAAAATAAAACTTACAAGATAATAAAAAAATATTTAGAGGAAACATTCCCTAATGAAGAATGGATTGCTGAAGATTCTTTCTGTGCTAAAGAAGGCTATGGTGGTAAGATAGATTTATATTCTAAATCAGGTATCTTCATAGACTTTAAAACTAAAGATAACTTAGAAGGTAAAGACCCTGCTAAATTAGTTTATGATGAACATGGAATGCAACTCTCAGCTTATGCTCAAGGTTGTGGTTACAAAGATGTTGAAAGAGTTTCTATCTTTGTAGACCGAAAAGATACTGAACTTATTTCTTGTCATATTTGGGATAGAGAATCTCACAACAAACATGTTAATATGTTTAACAGTATTCTTACTTACTGGAAACTAGTAAAAAATTATGACCCATCTTTATTTAATTAAAATATTATGAATCAAAAAAAATCTAAACAACTTAGAAAAAAAGCTAGACAGTTAATGATTGAATGGTTAAGAAGCATGACTCCAGAAGGAGAAGATAGAGATAAAATAAATGTAAAAAACTTACATGAATTTTTACCAGACCAAACCCATATATTTGCTAACAATAAATTTATGGTTAGTGCTTACTCCTTACGTTGGTTTTATAAACAAGTAAAGAAAAATCCTAATGTTAAATTAGAAGAATTAATAAATGCCAATTAGAAAACCTAGAAAGCCTAGACCAAAAAAAGAAACTGGAATACCTAGAGGTTATGATAGTCATTGGGAATATGAATTACATCAAAGATTATTTTCTGACTGGCGACATCATTGGGAAACTATAGACTATATTATAGAACATAAATATGAGCCTGATTTTGTTCGTAAGTTTGAAGATGGTAGTGTTATTTTAATTGAAGCTAAAGGTAGGTTTTGGGATTTTCCAGAGTATAGTAAGTATATACATATAAAAAAAGCTTTACCGAAACATATTGAGTTAGTATTTTTTTTCCAAAAACCTTTTGCTCCTATGCCCGGAGCTAAGATAAGAAAAGATAAAACAAAAAGAACACATGCTGAATGGGCAGAAGCTAATGACTTTCGTTGGTTCAGTGATAATAAATTACCTGATAAAGATTGGATAAATGAACAACTATAAATTTAACGAAGATAAACTTTTAAAATTATTAGAAGAATATATTGATGAAACATATCAACAACACTATGGTAATGGTAAGTATCAAGCAACCGATATGATTATTGATGCTGGACATGGTGAAGGATTTGCTGTTGGTAACATCATGAAGTATGCAATGAGATATGGCAAGAAAGATAATAAAAAAATAGAGCTATTTAAAATATTACACTATGCAATTATAGCTTTACATTTGGAGATATATAAGAATGGTTGAAGATAAGATAGGTAAGAAACCTTATTTAGGTATTGTTATAGATTATGATAAAGAAAAAAAACTAGATAAGTTTAGTTTAGATACATTAAAAGATAGATATTTTTGGGAGGAAGAAACACATGCACAAGAATCTTTTGCTAGGGCTGCAGTTTTTGCAGCTACTTACAAACAAGTTACTGACTTCGAACTTGCTCAGAGGCTTTATAACTACTGTTCCGATTGTTGGTTCATGTTTAGCACTCCTATACTTAGTAACGGGGGAACCACTCGTGGGCTACCTATTAGCTGTTTCCTCAATTACGTACCTGACAGTCGCACTGGTTTATCTGCTCACTATGACGAGAATATATGGTTGGCAAGTTCTGGTGGAGGCATTGGTGGATATTGGGGAGATATTAGGAGTAACGGTATTTCTACTTCTACAGGCAGTCGTTCTACTGGTACAATTCCATTCATCCATGTTGTAGATTCTCAGATGTTAGCCTTTAATCAAGGTGTAACAAGACGAGGAAGCTATGCAGCTTACATGGATATTTCACATCCAGAGATTGAAGAGTTTATAAACATGAGAAAAGAATCTGGTGGAGATATAAATAGAAAGAATTTAAATTTACATAATGGTATAAATATTACTAATGATTTTTTAAGTGCAGTAGAAGAAGATGCTGACTTTAGATTGATAGACCCTAAAACTAATGAAGCTTGTAAAACAATTAATGCTCGTTCTTTGTGGTGGCAAATATTAAATGCTCGTGCCGAGACAGGTGAACCTTACATGATTAATATAGATACTTGCAATGAAGCATTACCACAAGGACAAAAAGATTTAGGGTTAAAGATTAGACAAAGTAATTTATGTTCTGAAATAACTTTAGTAACTGATGAAGAACGTACAGCTGTATGTTGTTTGTCTAGTGTTAATTTAGAACATTACGATACTTGGTCTGATGAACCTTTGTTCATAGCAGATTTAATAACTATGTTAGATAATGTCTTACAACATTTTATTGACAATGCTATTGACACAGAACAACTAGGAGAATACAATGCTAACTTTAAAAGATTCAGTAAATATATTAAAGAAGGAAAAGAAGGATTTACAAAAGCTTCTTATTCGGCTTACAGAGAACGTTCCTTGGGTTTGGGTGCAATGGGTTTTCATGCCTATCTACAATCAAACGGTATACCTTTTGAAGGAATCCAAGCTACGGGATTTAATTATCAAGCATTCAAATATATTAAAAATAAAGCTAAGAAAGCTAGTAAAGAACTTGCTGATATTCGTGGTGAAGCTCCTGATGTATCTGGTTCTGGTATGCGTAATGCTCATCTACTTGCCATTGCTCCCAATGCTAGTAGTAGCATTATATGTTCTGGTACATCTCCCTCGATAGAACCTTATCGAGCTAATGTTTATACTCACAAAACTTTATCCGGTTCTTATCAAGTTAAAAATAAATTCTTAGAAAAATTATTAAAATCCAAAGGACTAAAAGGTGAGGAACTTGACAAAGTTTGGAAAGAGATTGCTAGTGATGAAGGTTCAGTAAAAACCATAGACATGCTTAACGAAGAAGAAAAAGAATTATTTAAAACTGCTAACGAAATAAATCAAATTTGGTTAGTAGAACATGCTTACAAAAGACAAGAGTTTATTTGTCAAGCACAATCATTAAATTTATTTTTTACATTACCAAGTGCTACCGAGAGTCAAGAAGTACACGATACTTATATGCAATATGTTAGTGATGTTCACTGGTATGGTATGCACAAACTTAAATCGTTGTATTACTTTAGAACTAATGCAGCTAGAAATGTAGAAAATGTTAACACTAAAATTCCACGAATTAATTTAGAAGATGTGGAATGTATTTCATGCGAGGGATAATATGAAAGAAATAATTTTTCCAATACTACTTGGAATCACAGGACTATTAGCTATAATTTTATTTGCTTATAATTCTTTACCTAATAAAGGATACGAAGATGTGCATTCTTGTTTTGGTGAATGTTATGAAGCATATACTTTGGAACATGGAACATTCTTAGAACAATTAGAATTAAAAAGATTAGCTAGACTAGAAGCTGACCCAGCTGAAATGGGTAGTAAAGTTTACGTAAATTGTGCTATGTGTCATGGTCAAGCTGGAGAAGGAGGTATTGGACCAAAGCTTGTTGGCAGTACTTCTATTGTAGATATGTTAATGCAGTATAAAAATGGAGAGACCAGAGGTGAGCAGTCTGCCTTAATGTGGGGTCAGGCTGCTAATCTTTCTACTCAAGATATGGAAAATTTACAAGCTTATATAAATACTTTTAAATAATAGGAGAACAGTTATGACTAAATACAATGGAGCTTTATTATTTAGAGCATTAGAAA